CGTGAACCAGATCACGGCACAGGTCAGTGAGCACAACGCAGAAAAACTCGATACAGAGTATTTTGAAGTGTCCTGGCACCCATGTGCAAGACCAGATCACCAGACATGGCAGGGCAGGGTGTTCAGCAAGAAGGAATTAGGGACGGTCTGCGGATACGGAACCGTCACAGGATTGTGTGGGGCGAACTGCCGGCACACGTTCCACCCGTTCATTCCTGGCGTTTCTGAAAGACTCTATCCGGATGACTGGCTGGAAGAGCAGAACAAAAGGGAAGCCCAGACAAAAGAATGGAACGGCAGGCAGCTCAATGCCTACGAACAGACCCAGCAGCAGAGGAAGATGGAGACCGCCATGCGTGCCCAGCGTCAGAAGATACGGCTGTTGCAGGAAGCAGGAGCCGACAAGGACGACATCATGCTGGAAAAAGCAAAGTACCAGGGACAGCTGAACGAGTATAAGCAGTTCAGCAAGAAGATGGGACTTCCGGAACAGCGTGAGAGAATCTATCAGGATGGACTGGGCAAGGTAGCGACCAACACGAAACAGCAGAACGCACGCTATACACCGGAGATGATGCGGAATGCTAAGATTGATTCGAACCAGTACGAACGGTACAAGGAAGTGCTGAAAGAAGATGCTGGAAGTCTTGCGGATTTCAGGCAGATGAAGTATAATGACCCTGAAAAATGGAAGTTCGTCGAAATGGATTATCAAAGACAAAAGGAGCTTCTGGAACATCCAGAGCTTAAACTACCGAATGCAGAAACGGCTATTTTACCAGAGCCTAAGTTTACGAAATATCTTTTTGATGAAAACAGTCAAAAAGGGTATCCAAAGGGAAGAGCCTTTACAGATCGCTTGGGCTATGAAATGGGAAATTGGCAGGAACTTCAAAAAGCGTTAAAACAGGGAGCTGTGAAATATCCGGCTCAGTATGTTGATAATAATGGATACGGCGACAGATATGTCCAGAAGATGATTCTTTATGGTAAAAAAGAAACACCAGCAAATGTAGTTGTAGCATGGCTCAGGACGGAAGATGGCACAACAAAGTTGACTAGTGCGTACATTAAGGAGGCGAAGTAAATGCTCATAAAGGAATATGACACAATTCTTCTAAAAGATGGACGAAAAGCAGCAGTTGTGGAGATATTAGACGATACGCATTTTCTGGTAGATGTGGGTGATTCGCCTACAGATTGGGATACTATTGATGCAACTATTGATGATATAGTGAAAGTTATTGACAACTAAGAAAAATAAGTATTTACCACTGGTCTTTCGACTGGTGGTATTTTTGTACCCATTTTTAAGGAGGTGAGAAACATAAAAAGCAAAACTTACGAAGAATTTGTCGAAAAATTCAAACCGAAGAAAACGACAGACGACTGCTATACGCCATCGGAGATATACGAAGTCATAAAGGACTGGGTGTGCAAACGTTACAATATTGATCCTGAGAACGTGATTCGCCCATTCTGGCCAGGCGGCGATTACGAAAAAGACGAATATCCGCCGGGATGTGTGGTGGTGGACAACCCACCTTTTTCCATCCTGAAAAACATATGTGAATTTTATCTGGAACGGGGCATCCCGTTCTTTTTGTTTGCCCCGTCACTCACGGCATTATCCGGCAAGACTACCTGGGACAGAATGAACCACATTGTGTGTGACTGTTCGATCGTGTACGAAAACGGGGCAACTGTGAGAACATCGTTTATTACCAGCTTCGAACCGGAAACGGTAGCGGAGACATCACCGGATCTGACCCGGCTGGTAAATGATACAGTGGAAAAGCTGAAACAGGAAAATGCACGGAAATTGTCAAAGTATGATTATCCGGATCATATCGTCACCGCTGCCATGATGCAGAAAATGGCACGCTACGGCGTACATTTCAGGGTAAGGCGTGAAGAATGCCAGCTTGTGCGAAGCCTGGACGCCCAGAGAGCCATGAAAAAAGAGATTTACGGGGCAGGGCTTCTGCTGTCAGATCAGGCGGCAGCCAGGAAGCAAAACGCAGAAAAGCAGGCAGCAGAAAATGCCAGAAAGCAGGCAGAGGATGCCATCTGTTATGAACTTTCAGAACGTGAGAGGGAACTGGTGGAAGAATTAAATAAATCAACACTGTATTAAGAAAGCGAGGATGAAAACATGATTATTACAGGAATGGCACATTTTGAAAGCGTTTGTAAAAAGAAACTGGTTGATTGGTACAACGAGAATGGTTTTGCCGATACACCGGTAACGCCGCCAATTGACTTATCTAACGTATTCGTAGTATGGAGCTGCAAGACTTTACAGAATTACAAATGTCTTGTATCTACTACGGTGAGCGGTGATGGTATCTATGCAGAGTATACATACAACGGTGATAAGCAGGAACTTTACGAAGATGTGTACAAGAAAGTGCACAATAAATGTCATGAGGAGGAATAAGCGAATGAAAGCAATGTTATCACAGCCAATGGCTGGAAAGAGCGAGGAAGAAATTAAGGCAACCAGAGAAAAGGCAATTGCAGTTTTAGAGGAAAAAGGATATGAAATTGTAAATACTCTTTTCACGGATGAATGGTATAGTAGAAAATCTATGGAAGAACGTGGGGTTGTACAGATTCCATTATGTTTTCTTGCGAAATCACTGGAAAATATGAGCCTTTGTCATGCTGCTTATTTCTGCAAAGGCTGGGAAGAGGCAAGAGGTTGTCGCATTGAGCACGAAGCGGCAACTGCCTACGGTCTGGATATTATCTATGAAGAGTGAGCAGCATTACACCGTCACAAAAGACGCAGACAGGCTTGCACCGAACTGGCTGGCGAGCCGGATCAATTACAAGACAATCAAATTATTATACCGGGACAAAGACGGACACGCAGAGTTGAAAAGGGCACAGATTGGCGACACGGTACAGTTCAACGGCAGACGGTTATCCGTAGGAAGGCGGTGAGAAAAGCATGATAACCATTAAAATGACGGAGCACAGTATCCGGATGACCGGTCACGCCGGGACACATTCCGAGAGCGGTGCTGACCGTGCATGTGCGGCGGTATCCGCACTGACCTGCAACCTGGTCAATTCACTGCATGATCTGACGCAGGACAAGATACGGGCGGAATTAAGCAGTGGAGATGCAGACATCCGGTGGGATCGCCTGTCAGAACAGGGAAAGCTGTTGATGGATTCGTGGTTTCTTGGAATCACGGAGATCAACCGGGAATACAACTGCATACAGTTTCAGTAACGGGCACCCTGTGAGGTGCTTTTCTTATGCCCAAAACATGAAGGCGTTAAAAGCTTGGGAAAATCTCGAAGGAGGAAAACACAATGTATAAAAAAATGAATTTAAGGCTCTTTGAGGACGGCAATGCAGGAGGAGCCGGCTCTGCTGGACAGGGTGACGGTGCCGGGAATGGAGACGGCGGCCATACGGGAAACGCCGGGGCAACATATAGTTATGAACAGGCGGAAGAGATTGCAAACGCAAGGGCAGGCAAAGCGGAACGTGCGGCACTTGCCAATTATTTCAGACGCCAGGGCATGACGGAGGAAGAAATCACGACAGCAATCAGTGATTTCAAAGCAAAGAGACAGGCGAGTAAGCCGGATGTGGCTGCCATCGAAAAAGAACGCGATGACGCAAAAAAAGAACTGGAATCGTACAAACAGAAAGACATCCTGAAAGAAAACGGTGTAGATGCAAAGTACACAGATTTTGTGTTGTTTGAGGTATCGAAGAAAGTGGATGACAAGACCGATTTCAAAACAGCTTTAAAAGCGTTTCTGAAAGATAACCCGCATTATGCAGGTGGCGGTTATCGTGTGAACACACAGACAAAACAGAATGGGGCGGCAGGATCCGGAGGCACAGCCGGAAACAATACCAATGATTTTGTTAATTCCTTAATCAGAAAGGCGGCAAGAAGATGAGAAAAAGAATGAATTTAAGACTGTTTGATTTAGATGCATCCCTGATCGACCGCAGCGGTGCAGAATCCCTGATCCCGGAGCAGTATGCAAGGGAGATCATCCAGGGCGTTGTATCAGAATCAGCAGTACTGAGAATGGGCAGAAGACTGCCGAACATGAGTTCCAACAAGTACCGCATGCCGGTACTGGACATGCTCCCGATGGCATATTTTGTGAATGGGGACAACGGACAGAAACAGACCACAAAGATGTCATGGGATAAGAAATACATCACTGCGGAAGAAATTGCAGTCATTGTACCGATCCCGGAAGCAGTTCTGGAAGACGCAGACTACGATATCTGGGGCGAGGTAAGACCGAGGGTACAGGAAGCTTTTGGAAAGGTGATTGACGGTGCAGTACTTTTTGGAGTTGAAAAACCGGCATCCTGGAGGGATGACCTGGTAGCAACCGCAACGAAAGCCGGAAGCGTTGTAAAAACAACGGCTGACCTGTATGCGGATATCATGGGTGAGGATGGTGTCATTGCAAAGGTAGAACAGTCCGGCTATTTTGTGAACGGACACGTTGCAGATATTTCCGTAAGGGCGAAACTCAGAGGTCTGAAAGATACGACCGGACAGCCAATTTTCAAAACCGATATGCAGTCCGGCACAAATTACACGCTGGACGGTTCCGGTATGTATTTCCCGAACAACGGAACTTTTGATAAAACGAAAGCACAGATCATCACAGGCGATTTCTCGCAGCTGGTTTATGCGATGCGTCAGGACATTACATTCAAACTCTTCACCGAGGGTGTTGTCCAGAATACAGACGGCACGATCGCTTATAACCTGATGCAGAACGACATGGTGGCACTGCGTGCAGTTATGCGTCTGGGCTGGGAGATCCCGAACCCGATCAATTCCCAGCAGAAAGACAAGGCAAAACGTTGTCCGTTTGCAGTCCTTGCACCTGCAGTATGAAAAGAACAGGGAGGCGGTGAAGCATGGCACACTACGCAGAGTTTGGGTACTACCGGGATGAATACGAAGGCGGTATCGAAAAAGAAGCAGATTTCAAAAAATGCAGACGCATTGCAGAAAGCTATATTGACCAGTACACACTGAACCGGATCACCGATCCGGAAACCGTGCCTGGATTAAAGGACTGTACCTGTGAAATGACAGAAGCGGTCTTTGATGTGTGCTATAAGGATGACGGGCAGGTTAAGAAGTCCGAAACGACAGACGGGTATTCTGTCACCTACGTGACGGAAGTGTCGGACGGAACAGATTGGACAGCTCTGCTTGGACAGAAGATGTACCAGATCTGCAGGCGTTACCTGCTCCATACCGGTCTGCTCAGCAGGAGCCTGAAATGCTGACCAACACTGACGCAACCCTCTACCACCGCCGTTATAATCCAGTTACCCGTCTGGATGAATGGGGGTGTACATACATCCCGGCTATTTGGTGGTATGAGGCAGAACAGTCCAGTGTCACCACGGAAGGCAGGAAGACCGCGGACACTTTCACGGTCCGCATCCCAGATATAACAGTCCTGGTGAAAAAGGATGATTACCTGGTAAAAGGGCAGTGCAGCGTGCAGATGAAGACGGCGAAAGACCTGGCCGGCACAGAACACTTCAAGGTGTCGGCGGCAAATTATAACCGGTACGGAGGAAATCCGCACATCAAGGTGACAGGGGGTGCATGATGGCAGAGACCAGGAAAACGTTCCAGATCCGGCAGCCGCAGGACGTCCGTTACAGCGGACATGGCAGCGGCGGATTCACAGCAAGCCTAGAATGGGATGCCGGGCTTGCAGCAAGGCTTAACGGAAATCTTGCCAGGGCACAGACCTACGTGGATCAGACATGTATAGACCGTATGGAACCGGAAACACCGTTCCGGAGCGGTGTACTGAGGGAAGCGGCAACGCTTGGCACGGTTACCGGTTCCGGTCTGATCGTGCAGTCCACACCATATGCCAGAAGACAGTACTATGAGCACAAAAAGCAGTCCAAATGGTTCGAACGTATGAAGAACCGGCACAAGGACAGTATCCAGAAGGAGGCGGGTAAAATTGCATGCGGAAAGTAGCATCATCGAGAGCATCCGCACATTCTTCCTGACCTGTCCGTTTTTACATGACGGCCGGGTCAACGTGGATTACCTGGGGGAGGAGATGAGTTATTCCATCGACCCGCTCCCATGTGACCCGGTGATCCAGAAATATGTGGATGGCGGGAAAAAGAAACAGTACCAGTTTGCGGTCTGTTCCAAGGAAGTCTATGACGAGGACGCCAGGGTGAATATCGAGAACAGCGGCTTCTACCAGGAGCTTCAGGAGTGGCTGGAAGAGTCCTCGGACAATGGGGAACTTCCGGAACTGGCAAACGAAAAACAACATGCAACAGCAGTTGAAACATTAAACAGCGGTTACCTGTACGATGCCGAAGCTAATCTTGCTACGTATCGTATCGAGTGCCGCTTAATTTATGAACAGGAGGCTTAAATTATGGCAGAAAAAAATAATAAAACGAAATTAGTCAAGAGAACCGGCAGGGTGTCCTTCTACGGCGTACCGGCCAGCGATGGGGCAGAGCCAACAGAATTTACCCGTATGGAGAAGTTCACGACACTTTCAGAGTCCAAGAACCCGACCACCTATGAACGCCAGTACGTGGACAAGGATTCCAGCGACAGCGACGTGACCGGTTACGGCACCTCATGGTCCTATAACTTCGACATGCACGAGAACAACCAGATCCTGATGGACATCGCATCCGTGCACGATGACGAGCTGACCGGGGAGACCAGGAACATCGTGGTCGTGGACTTCTTCGACAAGGGCGAAGCGACCAAAGAGGATGAATTCGTGGCAAGAAAACGTGAGTTCTCCATCCTCCCGGATGCATCCGGTGACGGAACCGATGCACTGCAGTATTCCGGGTCGTTCGGCGTGAAGTCCGAACCGGTCAAGGGCTATGCCAAGGTTGCGGCAGACGGCAAGAGCTGCACGTTCCTGGAAAAGCCGACCGTAGGCTGATGACCTGTGAACCCATTATATGAACCACTGCCGAAAAGCGTTGAGGTTGGGGGCGTCCTGTACCCGGTCAAGACGGACTTCCGGGCAGTGCTGAAGCTGATCGGGGAAGTGAAGCAGGCAGGGGAGCCGGGCAGCCGGCTCTTTCTGATCCTGCGGTTATACAAAAAAGAGATTCCGCCGGACATCCAGGGGGCCGTCCAGGCAGTCACGGATTTCATTGCCGGCATCCGGTCAGCAGAAAAGGAAAAAGAGCGTGAAGGCAGTGGAAAGCAGACGTTCAGCTATGAGAAGGATGCACCGTATATCGTCAGCGATTTCCAGAACTATTACGGCATTGACCTTCTAGCCTGTAAATATCTGCACTGGCAGAAGTTCCAGATGCTGCTGGAAGGCCTGCCGGATGATTCCGGCACGAAAACCCGCATCGGTTACCGCTCGATTGATGCCGGAAAGATCAGGGACAGGCAGGAACGCCAGCGGATCCAGAAGATCCAGCGGGCAATATCCCTGGAAGATGAGCGGGATGAGGAGCAGATCGGTGATCTGTTCGCGGCTGCGATGTGGGGAGACTGATAAGATGGGAGGCAGGAAATGGCAGACGGAACATTAAGATTTGACACTGAGATTGACGAGAGTGGATTTCAGAAAGGCTTAAAGCGGATTGAGCAGGCGGCGAAAGGTGCAACACAGCAGACTGCCTCCGATGCACAGGACGCGGCAAAACAGGCAGAGCAGGCCGTTTCCCAGGCGGCAGATGAAGCAGGGAAAGACGCAGAAAAAGCGGCGAAGCAAGTAGTTAATACGCTGGAAGAGATACAGGATGCGGCAGAAGACGCGGCGGATGCGATTACAGATGCGGCAGAAGATGCCGGGCAGGATGCTGCAGAGTCCGTCCAGGACGCTGTGGATAATATTGTGGAATCTGTGGAAGAAGCCGGCGAGAGTGCAGCAGAAGCGGTAGAGGATGCCATGTCGGACGTTGCGGACAGCGTTTCGGATGCGGCGAAAGATGTCGGGGACAGTGCATCTGACATAGGTGACAGCATCGGGGACGGATTCGAAGAAGGGACCGACCAGGCAAGCACCGCCATTGATGCCCTTGCACAGGCTCTGCTGGCTGCCGGGGTAACTGCATCTGTCAAGGCGATCACGGACGCACTCATGGACTGCACACAGGCAAGCATGGAGTTTGAGACGGCGATGGCGAAGGTTGGCACGATCGCAGACGAATCACAGAAGCCGCTTGGTGATATGCGAAACGAGATCCTGGCATTGTCCAGCGAGACCGGTAAGAGTGTCGGGGAACTGGCAGAAGCGACCTATCAGGCTATTTCAGCATCGGTAGCGACCGAGAGTGCAGTTGATTTTGTCGGCACAGCGAATAAGTTGGCTGTTGGTGGATTTTCCGACACCACGACCGCCGTGGACATCCTGACGACCGCCATCAATGCCTATGGCATGTCGGCGGATGATGCTTCGAAGATCTCAGACGTTCTGATCACAACGCAGAACTTAGGAAAAACATCCGTTGCACAGTTAGGTGCCAGCATGGGCATGGTCATCCCACTGGCGGCGGCGTACAACATGAACCTGGAAGACCTGGCAGCCAGCTACGCATTGCTGACCGCCAACGGTACGCAGACCGCACAGGCAACGACCTACGTCAAGGCGGCCCTGAACGAACTTGGGAGCACAAGTTCTGTTGTCGGCTCAACGCTCAAGAAGAAAACCGGCAAGACCTTCGCCGAACTTATGGCAGAGGGCAATTCGCTCGGGGATGTGCTGCAGGTACTGGCGGACAGCGTGGATGGTGACACGACCGCGTTCAACAACATGTGGTCAAGTTCCGAGGCCGGTGTCGGGATGCTGTCCATCCTGAACAGCGGAACATCCAAGTACAACAGCCTGGTGCAGGCGATGGAAGGAAGCACCGGGGCGGCGACTACCGCATTTGAGAAGATGTCAGAAACCGGGGAATTTGCCCAGCAGCGTTTCCAGAACGCCACCGAGAACCTGAAGATAGCGATCGGGGATGAGCTTGCACCGGTGCTGATGGAACTCCAGCAGAGCGGGGCAGATGCGATGGAATGGGCAACGGAGTTTGTCAAGGAACACCCGGAAGTTGTGGCGGCAGTCACGGCACTGGCGGCAGCCCTTGCA